AGTACCTTCTGGAACTCCACCATCAGCTAATACAGGACGACCAAAGATACGACCTACAGTTTGACCAGTTGGGTCTGGAATAAAGATTGGTGTGCCACTATCAGTTGTAATGTTAGCTAATTGACTCCAAATTGTAGAGTTAGAAGCGTATACTGCTGTACGGTTAGCAAATTGAGAAGCAACTTTACCAAATGCTTCTGTTAGGTTTTCATAAGTAACACCAGTTAATGGGTAAGCTACCTTTTGACCTGCTGTTTCTAAAACTTTAATAGCACCTTGGAATTCTGGTTCAAGAGCAGAAGCATCACCAGTGAATACTTTAGAACCAACTAAAGCACCGATACGGTCTACTAATTCTTGTTTTAGGTAAGTCATGAATGCTTCTACTGACATAGCTTCAATTTTGAATGATACTTCAATAAGTTTAGATACTTCTTTACCTGTTAAAGTAATTGCTACGATTTCATTTGCTTCTACTTCTGTAGCAGTCTTTTCAGCGTAAAACTTAGCATCACCAGAAGTAATAGCTTTGTGCTTAGGAATACGTACGTTACCTTTGATTTCTAATTTACGAGCGTTACCAAAGAATGGATATTGTTCGCCAACTAGACCGATGATTTCATTCATAGTTGTTTCTGGAATTACTACTTGATTGTCCTCTGCATATGTTACGTTTTCCATTTCTACTTGAGATAATTCTTTACCCATTAATACTTTTGCGAATGCATTTTCTAATACTACTTTGTTTTCCATTTGTTCTTTTTCCCCTAACACTGTAATTTGTTTTGAATTTACGATTTCTTCTGTTTTAATTGATTTATTTTCTAGTGATACTACTGATTGTTCTTTAAGAGCATTTAAGTTAGCCATTTCACGTTGAATACCTTCAAACTTGTTATCTAACTCTTTTACTTCTTCCATTTTAGCTGTAGAATCTTCAAATTTACTTTCTGCAATTAAACCCTCTGCTTCTGCTACTAATGCATTACGCATTTCTAAATATTGTTCTTTGTTCATACTATTTAATCTCCTTTAGTTTTAGTAAGTTAAGTTGTGCTGTAAGTTTTGCACACTCATTTTTAATTTTTTCTTCTTGCTTTTGTTGATTCTTGATTTCATTGTACTTATCAATTGCTTTTTTAGGTAAGATGTGTTCGTTTGCTAAACTTGCAACTAATGAGAATTGACCTGACATCGTAATTTGTGATGACAGCTTATCTTCTTGGAACATAACTTCATCAGCAAATCCTAGTTCAACTGCTTTATCAGCATTCAACCAAGTTTCCTTATCCATCATGTCTAAGATAGTAGCTTTATCAATTCCTGTTTTAAGTACATAAGCATTAGCTAAACCTTCTGTAGCAGATTTAAGAATCTCTGCTCCCTTTTCCATATCATGATAATCACCTTGATTACCCATTGACACGTTATGAATCATAATTTGAGCTGTAGGTGAAATTAATACCTTATCACCACCCATAGCTACAATAGAAGCGCTAGAACCTGCTAAAGAATAAATCTTAACTGTAACATTGCCTTTATATTCTTTTAATGCAGTATAGATTTCACTACCTGCAAATACCGAACCGCCACCACTATTAATAATTACTTCTACATCTTCATTACCTTGTAAGTATTGTGTAACATCATAAGGACAGGTAGATTCAATTTCATACCAATCATAAATTTCTTTTTGGTCATTGCTTATAATTGCACCTTTAATTTGTATCTGTTTCAATATTTTCTACCCTCCTTTCAAGGAAAGATTAATCAATCTTCTTTAGTTACTTCTTCTATTGATTGTCCAGTGTCTTTACGTAGTAAGAAATTATCTAATCCCTCTTGAGGAGCTAGATTTAAGATTCTACGCCATTCATTAGGTGTCATAGCCATACGGTCAACCATCTGAACTAATGCTAATTTAGTTTTCAATGATGCAAATGCTAAATCAGAACCCTCAAATAAAATCTTATTACCATAACTACGTTCTTTACGTGTAAATAAAGCTTTAGTGAACGTATCAGATAATTGTCTTAACACAGGTTCTATACAAGATTCAAAGAATGCAATCCATTCATCCTCATTGTAGCTAGATGTAATAATCTTTTCGTTAATGTTATAGTAAGAATAAATACGTCTAGTAATTTCCTTTTGCATTTCTGTTTGTGGCATAATAGAAGTTGGTTTAACTTGTTTGGCATCCATTTTGTTATCTACTGAAACTGCTCCTGCAATGTCTGAATCAACATCTAAGAATGAATCTACAAATCGTTTAGTTGATTCTTTTAAATCATCTGGACTCAAGTTATTTTGATACTTTAATAACCATTGAATGACATTACTATTTTTAATTGCTTTGATAATACCTTGGTCTAATGTAGATTGAATATTAAACAGTTGTCTTAAAGCAGAAGTGTTAGGCGTTCCGAATAAATCATTGTCATTAAAATCTTGACGTAAATGAATTAAGTCGCTATACTTAAACGTAACAGTATTTCCATTGTTTAATGTAAATTGTAATAAATATTCATTTGTTGGAGTTTGATAAACTGTTGCAGAACTAGATACAATAGGATACAGTCCTACAGGATAACCGTTATCATCTCTCACAATTAAAATGAAAGCATTATTATTTAACTCTAACTGCGTTACTACCTTTTCTAGCATTTGTTGCATAGTCATAGTAGGGTTAGGTTCTTCTAATAATATTCTAATGTAAGGCTCTGGATTTACTTTTAATCCATTAGCATCTTCTCTTACATGTTTAGCTACTGCTTTAGATATTGAGCGAGCTTTCACACGAATAATAGAACGAATTAAATCGTTATTATACATATCGCCATTCCATGACGTGAATGTGTTTAAATTATCACTATTTAATAGTTTTAATTGCTGTACTTGTTTAGTTGTTGGTTTACCTGTTTTATTGGTAAATCTTGAAAACAAACCCATTCTATTAATCTTCCTTTCTAGTTATATTTTCCTATCATACTATAATAGTCCTGTCTATTCTGTGTTAATGTTACATAGGCATCTAGCATACAAGCTAATCCATCTATACGTTTATTTCTATTACTTCCCTTTTGTGGTTGAATTGCTCCTGTTGAATCTGTTTTTAAATGAGTATTCATGATACACCACTTAGTTACAGGGTTATTGTCATAGTTTACTTTGTTAGCTTTAAGCATAGCTCCTAAGTTTTGCATTGGAACAGACAATATATTAGCGTATTGAGGAATCTTTAGAACAGTCTTTTGTCCAAAGTTGTCCTTTAAATCTTCAACTAGATAAGAAGCTGAACGGTTATCGTAGCCAATCATATAAATATAACAACCATATTCTTGTTGAACCTCTAAGAACCAATTAACAATATCTTTATGATTAATTACTTCTCCATCACATAATCTTATTAATCCATTCTGTACCCAAATGTCATATGGTACTTTATCCTCTGCTATTCTTTCTTCTAATTTACTCGAAAGCATCCAATACATATGCTTGAAATAAACTGTATCATCGTTTGGTAGCATAAATTCAATACAAGCAGATGTTAAGTCTGTTGTTTCAGATAAATCGACTCCGCCAATTGCATATTTAGGTTTAAGTTCTGTAATATCAAATGTAGCTTCGTTGTTTGCTTCTTCATATGATAACCAAGCAGAATGACCGTTCTGTCTAATGTTGAAATGCTTACATAATAAGTTAGGCATACCATTAGTTTCTTTAGCTGTGTTATATTTTTTACGCAATACAGATATATCCATAGATATTCCTAAAGTTGGATTAGCTTTTTGCCATGTAGATTCATCGTGAACCTCGTTAGCGTCATCTAATTCATAGATTAAAGGTAGAACGCTATCATCTGTATAGTTACCATCATCATATCCATTTATAATAGATTCACATTCAGCATACTTCTTATCAAATACACCTTCACGAACATAACCTGCTGTAGTTGTAATTAGATTTAATGGTTGGTCACGTAGAATCATTGAGTCTTTAATAACATCATATAAATTCATATCAGACCAAGCATGTACTTCCAGTTTGTTATCGTGTGGGCTTTTTATCCCTCACTTCTTACAGTCACCTGTAAGCTCGGCATACATTATAACCCTCGTATTTATACGTTAGGGTCTCGAACACTCTTGGCTTCATTATATTCTCTTTTCCTGTTTCACAACGTCAAAGAGTTTCAGAAACTATGCTCTACGGTGCTACAACTTGTTAACATTGTAGTTACCTCGGTATTTTCTAATTAAGCGATATTTTTCTTGGTCTTGTTTTTTATAATAATCTCGTTTAAATCTTCTCTAAGGTATTTCCAATTTTTAAAGGTAGCAATCTTATTAATAGTGCTATGATTAACATTAAACATTTCAGAAATTTTCTTCTGTGATATTCCTTCAATAATCAATTCTTTGATTTTGACAACATCATCTTCTGTTAAAATGTTATTAATCCCACGATTAGATAAAGAAGTTTTCATTTTAGTTTCTTCTGAAACTTTTACTCTGTATCTAGGATTATTTTTACCTACTTTCTTTTGTCTAGTAGATTCTGCTACAGTTTTAGTTGCATTACCACCAGATTCAAGATTGTAACCTTTATTTATGTCCATAGAATCATATTCTTTAATGTAGTAAATTTCTTTACTATCTAATTCATCTATGTTACAGTACTCAATAATATCGAAAGTGAAGTTTTCTTCACCATATTTATTGAAAGACCTTTGAAGATAATCATTACTATGTGTATTATTTCTTAAATTAGAAAAGTGTCTACCTTTTCTTTTATTTAAGTTTATACTTTGACCAATATACACTTTATTATTTATTTTGTTCTTAATAATGTAAATTCCAGAATTAATAATTAATCATCCTTATCTTATTTAATTCAAGAAAAATATCATTAGAGTTCTACCGATTTTGCTCGATTATTCAATGTGCATTTCTACACAAGGGGACAAATTCTATCCATAGCAGAATAAGAAACGTTAAGACCGTCTAAACTATTAGAATCAGACGCT